CATCCGCAAAGCCTTTATCAACGGCAGTTTTAGCATTGAGCCATGTTTCTTTGGCCATTAGGTCAAGTAATTCTGGTTGTTTAAGACCAGTTTTCATCTCGTAAGCCAATGCAATAGATTCATCAATGCTATTAAGCACCGCTGATTGATGCTCTAGGTCATCACTATTACCAACGATGCCAGTAGACGCTTTGTGAATCATAATATGTGCCGTTGGACTGATACGCACGGTATCACCAGCCATAGAAATGACACTAGCAGCACTAGCCGCAAGCCCTTGCACATTAACCACAATACGCTTGCCGCTAGCTTTAAGCATTGTATAGATTTCGCTAGCTGCAAACACATCACCACCATTTGACGCAATGTTAAGCGTGATTTCTTCGTCTTCATCGTTAGCAATGGCATCTTGTACCAGTTTGGGGTAGGTACTAGACATGCCAAAGTATTCGTAAAAAGCACCAGCGTCATCGCTTACAATATCGCCTTTAATGTCAATCTTGCCCATTTATCTCACCTCCTTTCAATGATGTACGGTTAGGGTTTTCACCCTTCGGCAACTCTTTAGGCAAAATCTCCGCTTGTTGCAAAATATACAAGCCTTGATTCTGTGCGAGTGTGCCGCTTTTAACCATGCTATTGATACGGCTGATATAGTTAGCACCAGTCGGATCAACCGCTGGAAAAATATCTGCGTCCACATCGCATGAAAGTTTCTGAGATAACTCACTGAGAAACGGTCTCAAATAACGTGCTACTGCTTTCGAATAGACATTTGAGCTCATTTCTAGTGAAGACTGTTGGTCTCCTTGACCTCCGACAACGTTCTCTGGGATACCGTAGACTTTTGCAAATTGTCCGGTCGTCCAGTCCGCTTGCTTAAGTAGTTGGGCCACGTTGGATTTAATTTCAAGAGGTGTGAAGTCCTCTAAATCATCCAATACCAACGGACCGCCTTGCATTTGCTTCATTGCTTGTCGAGAACGTGAAACCTTGGTTTTGAAATCGAGCAAACCACCGCCCTTGATTTTCAAGATACCATTGGCATTTAGGGCATTTTTAAGTGAATTAAGCGTTAGTTTATCACTAGCTTTTTGAATATCTAATTCTCTACCCAGAGCCATCAATGGACTTACGCTTGTCAAACCGCCGTCCACAGATAGCAATCTAAAGTGTAAGATGTCGCTTTGTGGAACGTGTTGTTTTGGCGGTATGCGTGGGTCATCGAACGTGATGTTGTAATAAAGACCATTCTGATTATCCATGCGGTTAAATGAGACTTGAGACGGTCTTAAATACTCCCACTTCATATCACGCCCGTTGTCATTACGCCATCGATATGCAAAGGCTTCACCACCCAATAGCATTTGAGCAAAGATAGACTGGTAAAAGTTAAAGCGGTTAGCGTTGTTAGATGGGTTATCCACAATGCCTTGCATTTGCTTTCGGCTGGTTGTAAGCTTAGCAGTCGCAAGGTCGTTAGATAGCTGACTGATAATAGAGAATAGGTCCGAGTTCTTAAGAGCAGTTTCGGCTGAAACCCACTCACTACCGTTTAAAGTAGCTAAAAACTCTGGATCAGTGATATCAAAAAAGCCCCCTTGATTACTCGGTGGGCTTTCGGTTGCTAAATTAAATATCGGCAATTATTATCACCTCCTTTCTAGCCTTTCTTAGCGGCTAGCTCACTAATTAAACCTGCTAATACGAATGTAATGGTCATACTGATACCGAACCACACGTAACCGAGGTTATAAGTTGTTAAATTAAGCGAAATCGCAGCTAAAATGAACATAAGGATGTCAAAAATAGCCCAAATCGCCTTAAAAAACTTCAAAATCATGTATTAATACTCCTCTAGTAGCCCACTATCTGGGTTTTTTAACCAGTTTAGAACGGCTTCTTGACTCATGTGTTCTACCTTCCACGTTGGATTGTTAGTAATAGCGTAATCTTCAAAGGCATACATCCCGTCATAAAACGCATCGATAAGAGCGTCCACAACGTCGATTTTATAGGTCGATTTCATTTTATCGACTTGAATACCGATGTTATCCTCTTTAATTACCGCATTTATCAAGGCTTTTCGCATGATTTCATCATCCAAACGGGTAATATTGCCCTCGATAAAGAGGGTTTGAAGGAATTTTGTCGGGTCTTTCAATTCACTTGTCCGTTGTCTAATCGGCATAAGTGGGAAGCTAGTGTTAGATTCCAAAGCTTTGATAATCTTAGATACCATCATAGCATCGTATCCAAAAAACAAAACATCAAGTTGATTGTCTTCCACATACTCACAAAACCATCGGTACACTTCCTCTGGATTGATTAGCCCTTGTGGGTGACTTGTAATCGTACAAAAACCCTTGGTTTCCAAATCCCGATAGTTAACACCGTCCTGCTCCATTTTGGCTTCTAGTGAGCCGGCTTGTTGCCAAGGAATGAAACTGTGTTGTTCGACATGCCATTTCTGATTACCATCTTCAGCAACGTATGGATAGACGAAACCAATAGCCGTGTTATCGCTAAACATTGAAGCGTCAAGCCCGACATAAACACGTTTCCCCTTGATATCAAATTCATCAACGACTGCATTTTCAATATCAGTCAAATCAAGAAAACTATTGCTATCAGCAAGTAACCAACAATTCATGTTCTTAACTTGGAAATCAGCAAGTTTTCCCATGAGTAGCTTCTTATCTCGTTCGGAAAGTAGCCCCTTCATCAAGCCATCCTTTAGTTTAGGGTGGTTAAGTAGTGGGTTGCTCTTTGACCATGTTTCTGGTTTGAAGACTTCTTCCAAATTATCTTGCGACCAGATTAGACATAGCTGATCATCACCAGACCTGTCGAAATCACGTTCCATGATTTCAATCAGTTTCTTTTGCTCTTGATGAAACGGCACATCGGGCGTTTGGTAAGAAGTTGAAATTTCAATAAAACGTGAACCCTCGGTGTTAACTTGTCCGGATGTGATTTTAGAAATCCCTTCATCCGTTCTAAGTTCACCGACCTCATCAGAAATGGCGGTCTTAAAGTGCTTACCGTCAAATTTACCAGATTCAAAAGAAATGGTATGAATAGTGTTAGCGTCCACAAGCGACTTAATTTCTCGTGAATATAACTGAAGCTGTGTTTCCTCTGCTAATGACTTAAAGGGCTCGTTCTCAATGATTCTAGCCATCATTGATTTGACATAAGTAAACAGCTTCATTGTTTGGTCAAAGTTTAGTGAGCTAACAAGAAAATCTTGGTTACTTTGCCCGATAATTTCAATCAGATAAGAGAAATTGAGACAGATACCAGCTATCATCGTTTTACCTTGTGAACGGGCAATAGAAATGATGATATTTGAAAACCTTGGCACATCATCCAAATCAAACCATGCAAAGAGCTGGGCAAAAATAAAATACTGCCAATCCATCGGCTCTAGCTTTTGGCTAAGATCATCAACATTTGGCACTAAAGACAAGAATTTCAAGAAACGGTTAAATGCTTCAATCGAGTAGACATAAGGAAAATCGCTATCCCCTTGTCGTTGCAAATCTCGGAGGTGTCTAAAACATGCTAATTGGATATTGTAACCAGCAACAATCTTGCCATCTAGCACATTGAAACAGTATTGTGTGCCATAGTCGGTATAGGTTTTTCGCTCATAAGAAAAATCGATGCTGTTATAAGCACCGATTACATCTTTCGACTTGGTTAAATCAATCTCTTGCATGTTTCACCTCCTTTATTTGAAGAATGCTGCCATTTTATCTTTCATAGATGTATTATCAGCTTGACTTCCGGCTATTTCAGCCAATTCTGCCCTTCCTTTAGGCGTTAGACCTAGCTGGATGCCTATTTTATTAAGGGTTTCGGCAGCGTCTTTCATCGTCGCAACGGCTGGGTTTTTCTTAAATCCCATCGATTGCTCGCCTAAAATTTCACCACTGCCAGGCGACTGGATGAGCTTAATAATCTCAGTTTGGATACCGTTTTCTTTCACGTCCTCATAGGCTTTTTTATAAATCTCATAGGTCGTGCAGTAAGTTTCCACTAGGAAAGTGTCAATACGCTCGACCTTTTCTGTTGCTTTTAAAAACGGAATGATTTTAGTCCAAACTGACCTCGCCACCGTTCCTAAATAGTTCGGTGGGTCAATGGGTAGAAAGCGGTCATTTTGCTCGTAAAACGGTTTCCGTTTGGCTGGTGACTTATTCGCCATCTTCTCACCTCCTAAATTAAAAATAGACCCTTGTTAAAACCCTCAAAATTGGCGTGCGGTGTAAGAAAACACCTTGTAGTGGCTCTCCAGACGGCAATATAGGGGCGGGGGTGCATTTAAAAATAGCCCGAGTGTTATCCGGACTATTCTTTGTCTAGGGCGTGTTATGGGCTTATTAGAGAGGTTTAACGACGTCCTCTTTTTTGCGGGCTATTAAATCTGCCCACGTTGCCACGGAAAGTCGTAGATCGGTGTTCTGTTTCGTTCTACTTTGACCAGTACCATAGATTTCTTGTTCTAGCGTCCTCTTGGTGTTATCACAGCTTCTACAAGTTGCTACTACGTTTGAAATTTTAGTCCTAAGTTCTGGAGCTATTTCAACGGGTGTTACGTGGTCGCCTATGCGTGCGTCTGGTGTGGTCACACCCATCGCTAGACAGTACTGACATAGATAGTTGTCACGTTCCAACGCTATCTTACGAATAGAAGACCAAGTCTTCGAACGATAAAACGCATACCGTTCCTTGCTCTCATCATCTCGGTTCCTTACTCGCTTGTTGTATCTAGTGCGTGAGTATCTCTGTCTTTCCTCTACGTATGCAGCTTCCATACTCTTGTGTGCAGTACAGAAGTGTGCTGGTCTCTCTGCTAAGGCATGGCACCCCTCTGCCTTGCATCGTCTGACCATTGGCATTGGCATACCTCCTTTCAGATAAACTAAAAGAAGAACACTGCTGTGTCCTTCTGATTCGATAATACTATACTACCACGTTCGTAGTATGATGGAGTATGGATTGGTATATACCACTATGAATCAATCCAAATACTTCTCAGCCTGTCTAAGTTTGACATAGTAGGTAGCCTTACTAAAGCCCATGCGGTCACATATCTGCCAGATATCTAGCTGGTCTATATATACCATTTGCAGTAGGGATCTAGCATCTATGTCCCCCACGTTTGCTACCTGTCTGCGAAACTCTCGACGTTGTTTGATAGCTTCCGCAACGAATTGTTTCAGCTCTTCTTTTTCCGTTATCAATTCGGTGTACAGGTCATCTTTAGCTTTTCTCTTCCCACCTTGTACCATGTCAGTCTGCATAGCACCAGCAGTTACTTTCAGCGCTTGTGATTCCAGTCGTTTAATCTGTTCTGTCTGACTGTCAATGTATCTATCAAGCGCCTTGATTTTTTGCAGCCGTTCCACTGTTCTCATAAATCCGTTTTCCTTTATGGTATAATAATATTATCAGCGTTTGAACAGTCCTAGGCATTAGTCTGGGTCTTTTTTTATACAAGAATAAAGAAGGATTAGGGTACCACCTCCCGTGCATTAGATTTAGCCGTGCCACCAGCAATGCAAGACTAGGATTGAAAGAAATAAAAAAGGATTCCTCGATTCTATAACTTATTATTTACTGGATTTTTGATGACAAGGTCTGTCAGCTTGTCTGGTGTTGAAAAAGTGTTCAAGCCACT